CATCAGATAGGCCAGCATCTTTCGAGCTTCCCGCAGGTTGCGATAATGCATCCGACAATCGGCGCGATACGCAGCTACCGCGTCGGCATAATCCGCCGCTCTTGGCCCATTGCGACGGCGGATGAAAACCGACAATGCATGAAGACGTTCTTGATGCTGATACGGTCTCGGCTTCATGTCAGCCTCCAGACGTCACGAACAGAACGACGCAACGACCGTTCGGGCGTATGTCGATAATGTCGCCAGAGTCATGGACCTCGCAACGCTGACCGGTTAACCCCGCCCAGGCTTTCGCGCGGCGCACGATCATGCGGCGGCTAGCGTTGTCGGGTATGTCGAGGGTGTCGCGCTTGACCCAGGAATAATTCGCCTCGTTCCCGAAAGTGTCGGTCAGTTCCAAGTTATACGTCATCATATCCTCCGTTAGCCTCTTCAGGCGCCGCGTGACGGCGCGACGGGGCATTGCCCCGTTTCGGCTTACCTTATCCCTTGCGTGCAAACATGTTTTCGAGCGCGGCAATGAACGCGTCGCATTGCTCGCCATCGCGTTCTGTCGCGGCCGCATATTGATGCCGCATCGCTTCGGCCAGACCGTCGATGTAGGCAAGCGCTACCGTCCAGCGATCAGTCTGGTACTCGGCGCAATGATCGTCTTCGTCTTCGCCAGCGACCACGACCGTAAAACGCGGTCCGGGTATTTCACGCGCGTCTGGGTCTTCCCGATCTACCCAAACGACCACCCTGCCCATGGACGACGAGTAAGCGATGAAATGCGGACAGCTATCGTTTCGGTAGCTCACGTCAACCCAGGCCTCGGGAATGCGAGGCATTTCGAGCGGGTTCATGTGAGGGAAGGCTTCGAGATACGACATGGTTCAATCCTCCGACGGGTAGATCAGGGCGAAGATGCCGACGGCCGCGACGCATGCGGCGGCGATGCAGACGATGATCGGAGTGAAGTCAAAATCGAGCATGGTTCCTCCATGGGCTAAATGCCCAAGCGGGTGCATAGCGTGAATAGGGCGAACGCGTCAATAGTGACGATGCGACGGGGACGAGATAATTTCGGCTCGGAAAAGCGAGGCCATGAAAAGAACTCCCTTCCTTTCTCCCTACATACTCACCCAGTACAGAGAGAGTGTAAGAGAGAGAGAGGGAGAGGCGAGGGAGGCGGTACAGGGCGACGCCTAGCGCGCTGCGGGTTTCGAGCGCGGCGAGCAACGTGACAGGATGGCCAAGATCACTCCGCCCTTCATCGCGTGTCTTGCGCGCGTCCGATTTCGGATTTCCGAGCCTGACGCACACACGCTCGCCATGCCCTCCCTGCGCTAGGCCATCACGGCGCGCCATCGGCATCGCTGGCCATCGTCGCCTGGCGCGGCCTGTCCGGTCGTCACGCGCAATCCTAGGCCAGCGCGCGGATGATCGGCGGCGGCGAAGGGGGAGGGGGAGGGCGAAGATCGCAGCGACAGGCCCCCCCCTACCCGGCCTTGGGGTTTTGCAAGTCAGTCTGCGCGCGCTACGTGTATGACCCCACGCTTGGGTAGGAGGCGGCTCTGTCGGATACAAAAAAAATAAAATACGATCAGTTCCCGGTGCCATTGCCGGCGAGCCGTTGCGAGCATTATGGGGTGAACTGGGGGCATGTGAGGTTGTTGTGGGAGTTTGGGGCGAGTGAGGGGTGGCTGTGTCGGGTGTATGCGGTGACTGAGCGGCAGATTGGTGTTAGGAGTGTTGGGTGGGATTTGGCTGGACGGGAGGCGAGTATGAGGAACAAGGACGGTGGTGTGTTGCCTGTTGGGCGTGGTGGGGTGTGGGGGCCTGAGTCGAGTGTTGAGATGTGGATGGATTCGTTGGTTGCTGTTGGTGAGCCGCGGATAGGGGGGGTTGGTTTTCCTTTGGCTGAGATGGCCGAGGCATTGCATGGGGTTGCGAGTGGGATGCCTGTTGGTTTGGCGTGCGAGGCGGCTGGGGTTGACGCGGGGTATGCACAGGGGTTGCGGCGTGGGAATCCGCGGCTGGAGTCGTTGTTTCGGCGGGCGCGAGCGATGTCTGCGCGACCGTTGGTTGACCGGATCATGCGGAGCGAGGACTGGAAGGCTGCGGCTTGGATGCTTGAGAAGAACATGGGGCGGGAGGAGTTTCGGGCTGATGCTTCGCCTGAGAAGATGGTGATTGAGATCAATGTGAGCCGGGACGAGGGGATTGCGCGCGAGCGTGGGGTTATTGACGTGACGCCTGGAGGCGGTGATGCCCAAGTGGTCCCTGAGCTACCAGCCAAACGATAAGCAGCAGATTCTGCACGCGGTAAGGGCGCGGCAGATCATGTATGGGGGTGCTGCGGGTGGCGGGAAGAGCCATGCGCTGCGGATGGACGGGTTGATTGCCTGTCTGGAGAACCCTGGGCTACAGGCCTATCTGTTTCGGCGGACGTATCCTGAGTTGAAGGACAACCACCTGATCCCGATCCAGCAGATGGGGATTCCGCCCGAGGTTGCGGTGTGGAAGGAGACGGACCGCAAGCTGACGTTTTACAACGGAGCGTTCTTGCAGTTTTGCTTTGCCGAGGATTTGGGGGACATCTTCAAGTACCAGGGCGCGGAGATGCATTGGCTGGGCATTGACGAGGCTGCGCTGTTCATGCCCGAGCAGATCAAGTTTCTGCGGACGCGGGTGCGGCTTGGGAGGTTTGAGCCGACGCAGGAGAAGATGTTCCCGCGGATCGTGATTGGGAGCAATCCTGGCGGTCCTTCGCACAACTTCTTGCGTGAGGTGTTCATCGAGCAAGCGCCTCCGATGCACATGTTCCACGATCGGACGACACAGTCGAAGAAGGCGAAGGGGTGGACGAGCGTGTACATCCCTGCGCGGATGGACGACAACCCATACCTGGATGTTGATAGCTATGAGGGATCATTCACGGCTTTGTCAGCCGAGCGAGCCAAGGCCCTGCGAGATGGCGACTGGGATGTGGTGGCAGGGGCCGCACTCAGCATGCTGGAGCGGGGGCGGCATATGGTACGGCACTTCAAGCCACCCCGGCATTGGACACACATCATGGCTATGGACTGGGGAACAGCCAAGCCTTTCTCGATCGGCTGGTACGTGGTGAGCGAGGGGGCGGTCCTGGCGGCGAAGGATGGGTTCCCCGATGTGCGATTGCCGAAGGGGGCGATCGTGCGGTTTGCCGAGTGGTATGGGTGGTCTGGCGAGGCGGATACGGGGTGCCGGATGTCATCGAGCGAGGTGGCGCGGGAGGTGCTGAAGCTGGAGGCGGAGATGGATCTGCCGCCGATCGATGTCCGCGTTGCTGACCCGCAGATGTGGGCAAGCCAGGACGGGCCGAGTCCGCAGCAGAACATGCGATCTGCGACGAACGGGGTGTTTATTTTGCGGCAGGGGCGAAGGGATCGGAAGGCCAACTACACCGAGGTGATCAACCGCCTTGTTGGCGAGCCGGATGAGCATGGCGTGGTGAGGCCGATGTTCTACGTCACGGCCAACTGCCGGCACTTCTGGCGCACGGTGCCTGGCCTGGTGCTGGACACGCTTGAGCCTGACAAGGGGCCGTCAACGCGCACGCAGGAAGACCATATTTATGACGAGGTAGGGTTTGGGCTGGCGACATATTCGCGCGTGACAACCGCCCAAGATCGGTATAGGGATGAGATGCTTGAGTTGGCCTCCGAGTTCAGCGGCGGGGGCGCTTCAAGAGATCCATATGCGGTCAGGTCCAGGAGGGGACGATGAGGCGCGTGTTGTTTTCTGATGCGTTGAAGTTTGTGGACGAGCGGGAAGGCCCGTTCACAGCGTTTGACGTTGCCAAGGCGCTTGATGTGGACAGAAACCGAGCTGTCAATGTCGTCGCTCAGATGGTTGCTAAGAAGAAAATTGCTGCGATTGGTTGGCAAACCGAAGGTCACGCCACTTGCCGGATCTACATCAGCGCAAAGGGCCTTGTTGAGGGCTACAGGTCCGAGATCCCTGACGTTGAGCGCGCGTGGCGCAAGCTGATGGGCGACCAGCGGTACACCGACTGGGTTACAAATGCTCCGCTTAACCGGCTGCTGCCGCCGCCGTCGTTGGGTCACGGGAATCAATGGTGACCCATGCTGCTCAATTTCTTCATTCCGAAGGGCGCTCCGCATAGGGTCGGGGAGACGCTTGCAAACGAGTTCTATGGCGCGCGTGCGGTCCACCACGGCGTTGCCCTTGCAGACAACAACATGCACTACGGTCTGCTTTACGCTGAAGGCTTGCGCGAAAAATGCGCCGAGCAAGGCAAGCGGTGGATTCACGTAGACCACGGCCACTTCAAGCGGTCGAGAGATCCGGCCCAGGCGACGGGCTATTACCGATTTTCGCCGGAAAGTCAGGCGAGCGGCTTTGTTGAGCCAACCATGCGCGATACATATCGGCTCGAAAAGCTGGTCAAAAGGGGAACAATTCTCCTCGACCGGCCGATTGCCAGCACCGAGTCAAGGATCATTGCTTACCAGCCGCCAAGTCCGTTCATGCGCGACCATTTTGGCCTGTCGCATGACTTTGATGCGGTGTGGACGCGGGCGGCACAGCAGATGTTTCCTGAGAACGACATGCTGATCGTGCCGAAGGGGCCAAAGGACGTGGCGTTCTTTGACAAGATCTGCGCGTTTGTGTCGTTCAACAGCACGGTTGCCTTTGCGTGCATGGAGCGTGGCATCCCGGTGATGTTTACGGCCCCTATGACGTGGTTGCCGAGGAATGCGCGCGTGTGGTCTGGGGACGAGTCCGTGCGAAAGCGCGTGTTTGCGTGCATTGCCGGCAGGAACTGGACCGTGAACGAGATGGCGAACGGCGAGGCGCTGTTTCACATGATTGACAATGGCGTGATCAAGAGGAGGGACGAATGATCAAGGCAAAGTCGGCAAAGGCCAAGGGGCGCAAGCTGGAGCAATGGATCGTCAAGGAGCTTGAGGCGATCGGCATCCAGGCGCGGCGTCAACCAGGGTCCGGTGCGTTTGAGGCGTTTCCCCATGATGTCGAGGCTGTGTTGCCTGACGGGGGACGCATCCTGGTTGAGGCCAAACAGCGCAAGGACGAGGCTTGGGCAACGGGTGAGCGGTGGCTTGGACAGGCGGATGTGCTGGTCGTAAGGATTGACCCTGATCCCGGTCGTCCGTCGAAAGAGCCGCGGGTGTACATGACCTGGTCCACGTTTGCGAGGTTGGTGAAATGACTGCAACGCAGCACATCACCCAGGCCCGCCGGCTTGGATACCTTCGCATGGCGGACAAGCGGCGCGGATGGCGCTGCAAGCCGTTGTCTGTGCCGCAGAACATCAACCCCCTGGTTCGGGAGTTGTTTGAGATCTTTAACCGGGACAAGTTCCTGACGTTGAACCTGATCTGCGAGAAGTCTGGCCTGTCCGTGGACACGATCAGCCAATGGCGTTACGGCCATGCCCCGCAGTTGGTAAGTTTCGAGGCGGTGCTGAACTCGGTTGGGTATCAACTGGTGATCAAGCCGATGAAGAGGGGCAAATGATCATCAACGATTTTGCAGCGCAGCATAAACTCGCGCCGCTCAAGCTGCATCTTGGGTGCGGTGCAAGAAAGCTGCCTGGGTGGGTCAACATCGACAAGTTTGATTACGACCCCGCCGATACCAGCAGGACGGGTTCTGACTATGACATCCAGGCCGATATCTGCGACCTGCCCGTGCGGGACGGGACGGTGGATCAGATCCTTCTTGTCCATGTGGTCGAACATTTCACCCGCTGGCAGACGATCGACAACCTGCGGCATTGGAAGAGCAAGCTCCGAGAGGGTGGGTTGCTTTTGGTCGAGATGCCTGACTTGGACAAGTGCATCGAGTGGTACTTGCGCGGGCGCGACGCTCCGCACATCGACACGAAGATCGGCCCGCAGAACATGGGCAAGACCCAGTTCTATGGGAACCAATGGGACCGGCTTGACTACGAGACCCACCGATACGTGTGGACCGTGAGCGAGTTCCTGCGCGAGTTGAATGCGGCTGGGTTCGTGGTCAAAGAGGCCAGCCACGACGCCAAGTTCCACCAGAAGGGGCGCGACATGTGGGTTGTCGCGAGCGTGCCATGAGCAACCTTGAGCAGTACAAGAAGATGCACGACCAGGGGTTGTTCCCTGGCCATTCGACTGCCAAGAACTCGGAGCAGATCAAGGCCCTGATTGATCAGTACGGGGCAAAGACGCTTCTGGATTACGGCAGCGGCAAGGGCTTGCAGTACAAGGAGCAGAAGCTGCATGAGGCGTGGGGGGTTGAGATGCCCACGCTTTACGATCCCGCCGTGCCTGGGATCAACATGCTGCCGAATGCCTTCCGCGGTTTTGATGGCGTTATCTGCTGCGATGTCCTTGAGCATTTGGAGGGCAAGGAGATTGAGGATGCCATCTTCAACTGCCGGCTCATGGCGCGGAAGTTTGCGTTCTTCTCAATCTCGACCAGGGCGGCAAAGAAGACGCTTCCGGATGGGCGTAACGCGCATCTGACCATCCGCCCTGCCGACTGGTGGCGCGGCGTGTTTGAGCAGCATGTGTTCGTTCCCACCAAAGCCCCTGTTCACCTCGTCTTCGATGGAGACTGACATGGAACCATTCCCGTACTGGATCGGGTACGACGGGCGCGAGCGTGATGCTTTTGATGTTGCGTCGTTTTCCTGCCAACGAAAGTCGACAATTTCGTTGTACATCAGGGCCTTGAAGCACAAGGAGATGCGTGCGGCAGGGTTCTTCAACCGCGAATGGACGGTCAACAAGGACGGGACGACGATCGATGTTTTGGACGGGCGACCGTTCAGCACGGAGTTCGCCTTCACGCGGTTCTTGGTGCCGGCGCTCCAGCGGTATCAGGGGTGGGCGCTGTTCACCGACTGCGATGTCCTATGGGTGGACAACATAGCCTCGCTGTATTCGGCTGCGGACGATCAGTACGCGGTGATGGTGGTGAAGAATACCCACGTCCCGACCAACGTGCGGAAGATGGACAGCCAGGTCCAACAGGCATACCCGCGGAAGAACTGGTCGTCCGTGGTCCTGTGGAACTGTGGGCATCCGGACAACCGGGCGCTGACGCCAGAGGTCGTGAACACGGCCAAAGGGTCGTTCTTGCACGGGTTTGAGTGGCTTCCTGACAACAAGATCGGGGCGCTTGAGCCGGGGTGGAACTACTTGGTTGGCCATAGCTCCAGGAAGGTCAAGCCGCGGTTGTTGCACTACACCGATGGCGGGCCGTGGTTCGATCACATGAAGAACGTGCCGTTTGCCGGCTGGTGGACGAACGAGTACGACCACATGATGCGGGTCAAGGGGAGGTTTGATTGAAAGTCCTGGTTGTTACAAGCTGGTCTGACGCCGGCTATGAGCTATACGGCAAGCGGTGGCTTGAGACCGCGGCGCTGTTCTCTCCGGAGATGGAGACGTTGGTCGTCAGCGACGCAGATCTGGCCAAGGATGAGGGGTTTGTGGCGTTCTGCGAGCGTCACAAGGACCGGGTCATGGACCCGAAAGCACCGGGCTATGACTACCGGCAGGATCTGGTCCGGTTCGCCCACAAGGTCTTTGCCCTCAAGGTGGCGCTCAAGGCCGCGGCGGATCACGACTACTTGATGTGGCTCGACGGCGACATCGAAACCATGAAGCCTATCGATGAGGACTTCCTTGCGAAGATCTGCCCTGCGGACAAGGACGGGGCGCTGTTGTCGCGGGTTGAGAGTGCGCCGCACCCTGAGTGTGGGTTCATGTCGTTCAACCTCCGACGCAAAGGTCGAGACTTCCTCGAGCGGTATGTTCGGCTCTACGAAGACGACAACGTGCTGAAACTCTCTGAGTTGCACGACAGCCATGCTTTCATGGCCATGCTGGTCGCCCATGTGCAGCATGCGGATTCGGTGTGGGAGGATCTCGCTCCCAAGGGAATTGGCCCACACGGCCTCGATGCCTTTGAGGCGTCGATCCTGACCGACTATTTCGTCCACAAGAAGGGCAACCGCAAATTTGCGCTGACCAATGCCGAGCTGCTGGCCCGACTCCTACGGGGGAGGACGGCGAGGGTTCTGCGGCCTACGCAGATGGAGGTAGTTGAGCCTGGGGAACTTGTCGTCCTCGACTGTGACATGCAGCCGGTCGAACTCCTGGCGTCTTGCTTGCCGCTGTTGGACGGGGCGCAGATCATCTACCGCGGCTGGTACTCGTCGGACGCGCGCGGCGCGCATGTGGACACGACCCGGTTTGGCATCAACAACGTCAAGACGGACCTGGTTGCCTTTGAAAGCATTGAGGTCTCTCCCAGCGGCGGGTTTGTCCACCTAGCCGTTGAAAAGGACTTTGAGTTCGACGCCGATCTCCCGGTTTTCCGGCACCGGCAGCTTGCGATCGCGTCGAAGGAGGAGTTGAAGGAGATCACGGCTGGGTCGTTCAGCACGAACATGGTGGTCAAGACGCAGAACTGCGTTGAGAACAGCGTTATCCAGGCCAACATCGTTGAAAACCTTGAACTCATGCCGAATTGGGTGCAGTCGATCGCTCCCCACCGCCGCAGGGCGATCATCATCTCGGCTGGACCGTCCCTTGAGATGCCGGAAACTCTGGCGGCAATCCGCAAGGAGATCCTGGACGGGGCTGTGGCGTTTTGCGTGAAGCACAGCCATGCCAAGCTCATTGCCCGCGGGATTGTCCCGTTTGGCTGCGTCCTGCTCGATCCCCGTCCCCATGAAGGGATCTCCACCCATGGCGAGGCAAGGGCGGATCTTCTGCCGGCGGCTCATCCTGGCGTCCGATACTTCCTGGCCTCGATGGTTGACCCCTCGACCACCCGCCGATTGTTGGAGACCGGTGGCGATGTCTGGGGCTGGCACGCTGCGGTTGGCGCGGACGAAGCGTCTGTCCTTCCTGACCACCACCGGAAAATGTTGATGGGGGGGGGATCTTCTTCTGCGGGCCGTGCTATGATCCTGGCTTGGCAGTTCCTCGGGTTCTCTTCGATTGGCCTGTATGCTTTCGATTCCTGTCATCTGGACGAGACCAAGATCGACAAGAATGCGCGGCATCAGGACGGAACGGAGAAGTACTTCGCCATGGAAGTCGGGGTCGCGGGTAACAACAAGACGTTCTGGACCGACCGAGACATCCTTTGCCAGGCGCAGGACTTCACCCGTTTCCTCAACGAAACCCCGTGGATACATTGGGACGCGCATGGACCTGGCATGGTTGCATGGCTCTGGAAGAACACGAAAGGCCGGCTTCCAAGGTTTGAGGATGCGTTTGCATGAACGACCGCAAGTGGCGTGGCGATAACGAGAAGATCAAGCGCAAGAAGCGGCAAGCTCTTTCGGCGCTGCTCGTTAACGTGGCTGAAGGTCTGGAGATGGAGGCGCGCAAAGAGATCGCGCAGATCTGCCTCACGGACTTCAACTCCGACCGCATGTCGCGGCAGGGGTGGGATGCCATGCACGCCGACTGGGTTGCGGTCTACAACCAGCAGGACGCGCCGATCAATCGCCCCTGGGAGGGCAGTTCGACCGAAAGCCTGGGTCTGCTGACTGAGGCGTGCAACAGTTTCCAGGCCCGCGCCTACAAGGCATTCTTCCCCTCCCGTATGCCGGTCGCCGCCATCCCTGTGGGTATGCAGGGCGAGGGTGCGACGGAGCGGGCCAAGCGGGTTGGCCAGTATCTGCAATGGACGCTGTTCGTTAAGGACCAGTCTTACAAGGAGGACAAGGCCGCGATGCTGTTGCGCGTGGCCGTCCACGGGTCTGACTTCTCCAAGACCTACTTCGACCCGGTGATGAACAAGATTGTCGTGCGCCCGGTGCGCGCGGAGGATCTCTACGTTCCCTACTCCGCTGGTCCGGTGAACATCGAGGACGTGACGCGCAAGACCGAGTTGATCCACCTGCCCCTGAACGAGGGACGCATCCGCGCGAGCGAGGGATACTTCCTCGTCGCTCCGGACCCCATGTTGATCGGACAGTTGCGGTCGCCCATTCAGGATCAGAACGACCAGGACACGGGCATCATACAGGTCCAGTCCGAGAGCGACGACTACGCCCAGATCATCGAGCAGCACCGCGACCTCGACCTCGACGGGGACGGGATCGCAGAGCCGTACAAGGTCTGGGTGGATGTGACCTCTGAGGAGCTTCTGCGGATCGAGGTCCGATACGAGGTTGACGACACCGGGCGTCCGACGAATGGGCGTTTGCCGATTGAGGAATACACCCACTACCGCTTCCTGGTGAACCCTGACGGCTTCTACGGCTTCGGCCTTGGGTTCATGCTTGGAAACGCAAACATCGCCATTAACAAGTTGCTGCGCCAGTTCATCGACGCGACGACTCTGAGCATTGCCGGCAACATGTCCGGTTTCATCTCGGAGAGCCTGAACGTTGGTAAGGGGCCGGTGAAGATGGAGTTGGGGAGCTTCCGATCTGTATCGGCAAGCACCGACGACATCCAGAAGGGCATCAAGACGATGTCTTTCCCGGCCCCCCCGCCAACGGTCATGCAAGCGATCAGCATGCTCGAGGCGCGGTCGCAGCGCATCGGGGCCACGACGGATGCGGTGTCTGGCGATGTGACCAAGGTTCTTCAGCCCAGTACGGTCAGCCAGTTGATCGACCAGGCGCTGATGGTCTTCACGTCGGTCCAAGAGTTCCTGCTCAACTCCTGGTCGAAGGAACTGAACAAGATATACCGGCTGAACGGTCTGTACTTCCGCGGGTACGAGGCGTTCATCACGCTGACTCCGGACGGCACGGAGCAGAACATGGTCACGGCGGAAGACTTCATGCAGGACATGATGATCATGCCGGTGGCCGATCCGCGGCTGTCGAGCCAGCAAGCCAGGGTTCAAAAGGCGCAGTTCCTGTTTGAGTTCGCAACGAAGAACCCGCTGATCGCCAGCAACCAGGATGCCCTGCTCAAGGTGTCGCGCCGTCTCCTTGAGGAGATGGAGATTGAGCAGATCGACGCCCTGTTGCCGCGTAGTGTGGAGGAGATGCCGCCCCCGCCGCCAGATCCAAGGGCCATTGCGGAGCAGCAGAAAGCCCAGATTGAGGCGCAGAAGCTCCAGATGGAGCAGCAGAAGACGCAGCAGGAACTGGTCCTTGAGCAGCAAAAGCAACAGATCCAGGCCCAGATGGACGCGCAGCGCATCCAGGCGGACCAGGCGTTGCAACAGATGCGGATTGAAGGCGAGCGCATGGTGGCGCAGATGCGGCTTGAGAACGACCGCATGATTGCCCAGGAGAAGCTGGCGCTTGAGCGCGAGATCCAGCAGATGAAGTTGCAGATGCAAGCGCAGATCGATCGCGAGAAACTTGCCATTGACGCTCAGACCAAGCGCGAGGAGATCCAGGCGCGGAACTCTCCCCGAGAGGTCAAGATATCGTCTGAACCGCGCGAAGTCGTGCTGAAGAGAGGATGAAATGCCAAAGGGCCTGACGTTTACCAATGACTTCCTGAAGCTGTTCTTCAATGGCGGCGCGATTGCCAACATTGCGGACAACGCAGCGTCGTCGCCAATCACGAGCCTTTGGCTTGCCCTGCACACGGCTGATCCCGGTTCGGCGGGGAACCAGTCTACGAACGAGATCTCCTACACATCGTATGCTCGCGTTGGCGTGGCGCGGACTTCCGCGGCGTTTACGGTTTCGGCGCGCACGCTAAGTCTTGCCGCGCTACAGGCGTTCCCGGCCTCAACTGGAGGCGCTGCGGCATCTGCCACATTCTTCTCGGTCGGAACGGCAAGCTCTGGCACGGGGAAGATCTTGTATTCCGGCACGTTGACGCCAGGGATTTCGATCAGCAATGGCGTGACGCCGCAGATCAATTCTGGCACGATCATCACGGAAGACTGATATGGCTGACAACGTCGGTATTACCCCAGGCACTGGCGCAACCGCTGCCGCCGACGAGATCGACGGCGTGCTGCACCAGCGCGTCAAGATCACGGTCGGCAGCGACGGGGTCTCGCGCGGGGACGTGGATGTCACGAACCCCATGCCGGTGCGGCAGGACGACCTG